CTTCTTTAGCAAATGTTTCGTAAAGTTTAATGTTTAACATTGGCATTGCGTCACCGATTTGTGAACTTAGTACAGGGTCTGTAATAATCCATTCACCATCATTGTAAGCAAAACCACGTTCACGGTAGTGATTTAGAACGTTTGCTCTTCTTTGGTCTATCTTCCATTTGATAACATCGCTCATAGTTTTAGGGGAAGGCACGCCTTCTTTTTTAGCCCAGTTAACTTCTGATGGTGTTAGTTTTCTATTAAGACCATACTTTTTATTTATTGCTTTAACCATAGAGTTTTCTATTTGTATGGCAACAGCAATTCTATCTGCTTCTGTTTGAGCAGACATATATTTATTAATCAGTGCTCGCTTTTGAAAAGCACCTTTATTGTTTTTAAGTGGTCCAACTTGGTCCATAAATGCTATTAGTTCTTCGGCTGAACCTGAAGAAGCAATACCTTTATGTTCTAACCAACCTGAAGGTTTCTGTAATCCAGACCAAGAAACCACTCTAACTGCGTGGTCTTGTAAAGATTTTTTAAATGTTTTAGTGGACCATTCTAGTCCATCAACCCTGTTAAGGTTACCTGTTTTAAGTCTTGATGTTTCATTAAGGAATGCTTTTGCTTTAGCGTCAGATATTCCTGCTCGTGCTTTCTCAACAACAGAGAAACGTGATGGCATAATTGCTCTATCACCTATAAATGGTGATTCAAGTGAGGCATCAACTACACGATTCATTATACTTCTTAGACCAGCACTGCGTACTTTTAGGTCTTCGATAATGTTTTCGTACTTTAAACCTAGTTCTTTATCTTTTAATAGCATCTCATTAACGTCACCATTGTAACGTAAGTCTGCTACATATTGTAAATCGTGTTTTAAAAGTTTAGGTGATTTGGCTTTATCAATCATATCACTGATTGAGGCTGCTTCTTTTTCAACAAATGCTAATGCTTTTTCATCCCCAAGCATTGCACGGAAAGCGTTCTCAGCAAGTGGTCTGGCTTTTACACCATAGTTTGCTTCGTTAATATCACCGAATACACCTGCAACAAGTTCAGGGTTATTAGACATTTTAACAACAGGGTGTTTGTATAATCCTATAGCATCTGATTCTAAAGCGTAATCAATAAATGCTGATGCACCTTTAGTTGATGTTACTTTTTTAATACCTTCAATGTCACCTAGTGGTGCTTTAGGGCTAACAAGTTTAGCCTTAGCAAGTAAACCTGCTTCTGCGCCAACAACAAAAGGGTCAGCGAACCAGGAAACACCAAAGTCTCCTGCACCTGTTGCCCATTTACCTATGATTTCTTCATCAAATGCTTTACGTCTTTGGTTTTCATCATAGATGTTAAAGTCTTTACGTCCACCTGTAGGTACATTAGCACCTAATGTTTCTGCTACGTTAAATAATCTTCTTGGTATATTTAAAGGAGCAAGGTCTGATGCACCGAATGCTGCTTGTGCTGGTGAAATTTGTTGTGCAGGTCCACGATATGTGGCTGCGATGTCTGATAGTTGGAATCCGTCTTTAAATTCTGGGTTGTCTTTGTCAGTTAACAGTAAACCTGTTGATATTCCTGCGCCAACTTTTTGTTGTATCTCACCCATTTTTTCAAGGGCTGCACGTCTACGTGTGTTTTCTGGTGCAACGTATTCAAGGGTTTCACCAACTAGGGCTTTTCCTTTTTCAACAACATTTTGGTCAACCCAATTAGCCCAGTCTGAAACTAAACTCATTCAGTTGATTCCTTTGTTAAAATATTTATAATGTTTTGATGGTCATCTACACTTAGTTCATCTATGTGTGATAGTCCCCAGGCAAGACCTGCGTTATCGAAACCGAAAGCGTCAAGGTAGTTTGAAAAGTTTACTGCCCATTGTGATACTTGGTCGGACATTACAAACTCCGTAAGTATTTTACAAATGTGCTAAGTGTTGCTGGTGCGCCTTCTTGGTTTGCAGCAGTTTCAATGATTGGTAAATAGTTTGTTAATCTTTGTAAGTCTTGTTTACGTGGGCTTTCAGGTTGACCTGATGCAACGTTTAATCCAACTTCGGCAGGACCTGGACCTGCACCGAATGGCATTCCAACTTCTGGTGCTTCGTTTGGTCTTTCAGTTGGTGATAGTATTGATGTCATTTCTGGCATAGGTGTAAGTTTTGCTGACACTTTAGGTTTAGTAGTCTTTGCTGCTTTACCTGCCATAGGTGCGCCTCTTTGTTGGTCTAATGTTGCTTGACCTTCACCATATTTTCCACCAGCATAATAGCGCATTGCTTGCTTTGAAGGATTCTGGTCTGTTCGTTTAGATTGACTACCGACACCTGATACAACTTCTTTAGCCATTTATTGTCCTAATTGTGAAAGTAGTTCTTGTAATCCTGCTGGGGGTTGTTGAGGTTGTCCTTGTTGAGGGGCCTCTGGGGAGGCTGCAGCAGGAGCAGGAGGGACGGCTTGCTCAACTGGCGCCATTGGAGGAACCCCAGAGGCAACTTGTGGGGCAGGGGTTGGAACTGGTTCAGGTGTAGGAGCGAATACTTTTTGTACTGCTTCCTCTATCTGTGTACCTTTTTGGCGTTCCTTAATTACTTCTGCCATTTTCATTGCAATATCTGAAGGGTCTTGTCCTTGTGCTACCATTTGTGGTATTGCTTGCGCTAGTGAAGACATTGAACTGTTTAAGTTATCACGCATACGTTGAACATCAATTGATTGTTGTTCACCTGTTACGTTCATTGACCAAGGTAGTTCGCGCATAACAAAGTCTCTTGATACTAAATCTGCACCAAGTGCTTGTAGTGAGAAGATTAATGCGCGACTTGGGTCAAGTCCTGACATTAAACCGTAACGTACTTGTATTGAATAGTCTCCACGTATGTCTTTACGTGGGTCGTATTCTAATTCGTATTTTGCGCCGTTTGATAAGGCATTAATTTTTTTAGGACCTGAGAAAAGTTTCTCATCCATTTTGAAACATAGTTCAATTATGTCTTCAAATGTGTCTGAAAGGATTTGTTGACCAGTTTTTACTTGTGTGTCAAATGCACCAAGTAATGCTTGTACACCTTGACCTGTAATGATGGATGCGTCAATGTTTCCTGAACGTCCTTCAGGGTAACGTGCACCCATTCGCATTTCTTGTTGCAATAACGCTGCTTCTGTGAACGCAGCAGGTGGAACCTCTAGGCCTACACGGCGAATGTTCTGCGGCTGAGCAGTTCTAAGTATTGCATCAGGTCCGAAAGCGAACTCTTGGACATCATTTGGTACAGCAAGTGGTGCGTTAATTGATTTTTCTGCAGCATCCATTGCAAGTTGTGCGAAACGTGCGCGTGCAATTTGTACCCATAGTACATCATCGAATTGTCCGCGTGGTTCGCTGTCAATTCCTGGGCGCATTGCTACACGTACCATTACTTGACCCATTGGGTTAGGGGTGCTGGTTAAAACTAGGTTACCTCTGGTAGGAAGATATAGAAGAATAATATCTTTATCTTCATAACGAACCATTTCAAGTTCGGAATAAAGGTCAACTTCGTCTATTTTGTATCCGTTAAGGATTTCTCTTTCAAATTCTGGGAACTCTACAATAAGTTCAGCAATTGTTTTAATGTATCTTTTAGTAAATGATACGACACGGTTGTATCTGTCAAACTCTGGGTATGAACCGAGAGGGTTTTCTACACGTATACGTGGAAGGTTTGTTTCTGTGTCTGCTTCAACAACTATTGGTAGGAAACCGTAGGTTCCGTACCAGTCTGCACCTTGGTACATTTGTGTTTGTAGGCGTGCTATTTGTATGTAGTTGTTTGCAATTAGTGTTTTTGTGTCAGCAAACTTTTTAGCACGGTCTGAGTTAATGGTTGCTGAGCAGTTAAATGAAGGTAATGGTGCTAGTACTTCGGAAACGTCTCTTGCTGCTACGTCTACGAAGTTTGCAATCATAGCCTTTGTTGCACCTTCAGGGAACATTTCTGGAAACACGTTAACAAGGTTGCCCCTGCGTACTTCAAGAACGTCAGCCATTCGTGCATCACGGCTTTGGTTGCGGCGTTTTAATGCTTCAACTTTGGCTGCAATTTTTGTTATGTTTATTGACACTATTTACCTTTTTTAAACTTCTTTTTGTTTTGATAGTACATAAAGTTACTTGTACCATCAGGGTTGGTTTTGTTTTGGCTTTGTCTCATTTTTTCAAGACTTTGTTGTACTACTGAAGTATTTGGTTTACTTACTTTTTTTTTGTTACTTTTCGAACGTTTTTAGATTGGACAGGTCCAGTGTAAGTTACTGGTCTGCCGCCTTGTGTGCCAGATAATTTTTTGTTAACTAAAACTTTTTTCATTTGTTTAATACCAGGTTCAATTTTAACTGCTTTTACTGGTTTAAAATTACGAACAGCAGAAGAAACTGCTGCTTTACCATACTTTGCAATTAGTTTTGCGGCAGCATCTGCTGCACCTTTTTGTACTTTAGGCATTATTTTCCTTTTCTGTTATACATTTGATTATAACTTTTTCTTTGAACTTTTACTTTCCTAATTTCGCCTCTAAGTTTATTTACTTGAAACTGGCTTTTTCCTTCTGATTTTGCTTTCTTTAAATCTTTCTCTAAACCTGTGATTCTTTCATCAAATTTAGAATTGTTTACCCTAGTGCGTTCTGCTTTACTTCTAACACCCATACCAGGAATAGGTAAACTTGAACCCCTGGAAGTTTTAGTGACTTTCTTTTTAACAACCTTGGCAACAGCGCGAGCAGCCTTAGCCCCAGTAATTATTTTTTTAGGACCAGGAACAGGTAATGCTAGTTGTCCAATGTTACGTGCAATATTTGCGGCACGAGGAACAACTTTGCCTGCAGCCTTACTTAGTTCATTAAAAGCCTGATTGGAAGGGTTGAAGTTAACGTTTGAACGTTTAATGTATTTTTTTGGTTTTGCCATATAGAATCCTTAGTGGTAAAACATTTCTGATTGTTGTTCAGCAAACGCTTCATCAAGGTCAACAATGAATCTGTTTGCTAATTGTTTTCTGCTAGCCCAACGTGAGGTCATATAGTTTGTGGTGGAACCTGAACGTTCAACCCATTCCCTTATAACTATTTCACAGAACCATAAAGCCATAACCATATCAAATGGTTGACCTTTTCTCATATCTGGTTTCCAGACAATGAGTTGGTTTATTAAAGCCTTAACACCTTCACTATTGGTAGTGGAAGGTAAATTTATGAGGTTGGAGTTTCTAACGAATTTGTCTTCGTTAGTTGTTCCAAAAAGCGGAGCCATCGATGCAATGCCAAAATTGACGTCCCATTTGTTGTTACCAGTGAAGTGCTCACGAAATACGATTCCACGAGAAGCAAGAAAATCACGTATCGCTTCGTCTTTCGTAAGGAATAACTGAAACGCATTCTTCTCCACAACTACAACGTTTGGTTGATATTTTAAAACCCAGTCTTCAATTAGTCGCCTAATTTTTTCTGGCGTAGGTTCGGTCATATTCATTGCGTCAAGTATGTATCTTTGTTTGGTTTCAACATTCACAGCCACAACGGTTGCTGCTGTTGCACCAGACATTGCAGGGTCAATGCCCATAACAATACGAAACGTTCCATCATCAGGATGACCAGGTGAACCTAAACGTATAGGACCAACTTTACGCATACCGTTCACGGAACTTTGAACACACAAAGGTGGAAATATGGAATCTTCTTCAACATCTTGTTGTTGGTATACCATAGCCCAAGTAGAGGGTGTGACTTCTGAGCGCCGTTGGTGAAGTGCAAGACCATCCCACTTTGGATAGAGTCCATCAGAATCAGGTGTGGTGTCTTCGTCACCGTCCCAAGGACGGTCACTTCTAGACCAGAGCGTCACCCAGTCGTCACAGTTGTCCGCAATTTCCAAAACTGCTGGCATAGCCAAATAGGTAAAAGGGGTTTTGCCCCCAGACCAATGTTCTGGATTGCGAAGTTCGCGGTATAAATCATTTGATGCAATACGTGTTCCTACTATAAGTAGTTTACCGTTTTTACCAAGACGTGTGATAACTTCTTGTTGCAACCATTTGATTTGCTTTTCGTGCTCGTGTGCGTTAGCACCAGTAATAACATCATCAAGAATGATGAGGTCGGCGCGTGCACCATAAATTTGTCCACCCATACCAAGGGCTTGAATTGTTGGGTCTTTCTCAGAGGAATCCCTAGCCTCAGCACCAAGATAAACTGTGTCAGTGCGCCAAGTATCAGCGTCTTCCTGCCAACCACCTTCAGGACCATACATTGCTTGCAGTTTCTGCCAACGAGGATGGGACAAGCGTTGCTTAATAGCGTACACAAATTCGCGTGCCTTATACAAAGTCTTAGACACAATAATAATACGAACGTTAGGGTTAAGTGCAATCCTATAAGTCGAATAGTTAATTGTCACAGTTGTAGACTTGGCGTGCTCAGGGGGAATATTAATCAAAACCCTATTACGAGACGCAGCCTCATACACCATAGAATCGTGCAACCAGGCAGGTTCCCCTTTTTCCAACAAAGAAATAAAATTCTCTTGATGGGGAAAAACCTTCATATCCAAATACTGCTCAGAAAACTCTTTAAAGTCTATATCAAACTTATCAGACGACTTCTTACCAGCCCTAACCTCATCCCTAGAGATACGAGCATCATCCAAAAGTTCGCGAAATTTTTTATCAGTCTTAGTCCAATACTTTACCGTGTCAGGCTTAACCCCAGCCACCCTAGAAGCATCAGCCACCGTCATCCCAGACCCCAAAGCCTTAAGGAAATCATCCTTCCTTTGGGCACTCAGTTCCCTAGTATGGTGCGCATCCCCAGCCTTAGCCGACATATTATAAACCACCAATATTATATTATATAAGGAAATCGCAACAAGCGATTTCCATTAAACACTACCCCTTTCGCCAGGGGCGTTAGGCGAAAGCAATAATAATAAAAACCCTTACACTATATCTAACCTGTTACCAAGCAAAAAGGTAACACAATAAACCCAAAAAAGTCTATTGTCCCA